CCTTGGGTTGTAGACCGCAAAGAAGAGGGTACGGAAGATAAACTTATGAGTAAATCTATGTATAACACTGATGGGGAAGGGATTACAAGTAAAAACAATGTTTTGGGTAGCCTGATAAAGGAATAGAAAGTGTCTGATGACAACAAACAAATGATTATGGACGAGATAGTTTTAGGTACTAAAGTTAAAATTATAGCAACAAAAAAAGTCGGGAGTATAGTTGGTGTTTGGGGGATCTTGCATTCGCCTAATAGATATTGTGTAAGATATTACGATTCCGCTAAAAAAAGAAATGAGGACTGGTTTGGTATTGATGAATTAGAGGTTATATAGTGTTACCAACTTATTTCGCTGTGCTAAATGTAAGAAGGTTTTTGGTAAAGAGGTATTATTAAGGCAATTATGACTACAATGTTAACTACGCCTGAAATAAAATGGATGGGCGAGGTCTTGGCTCTCTATGAGCCATTGGACGATACACAGAGATACTTTCACAAGTCCCAGGCTAATATACGCTTCTTCTTCGGGGGCAATCAGAGCGGCAAGACGTTTACGAATATGATTGACCTTGCCCAACTTGCTTTAGATGTACATCCCTTTAGATCGGCCCCGCGGGGATTACATTGGGCTTGCATAGAAAGCTGGGAGCAGGTTAGAGATATTCTCTGGGAGGGAAACTTGATAAAGTTTATACCACAGCACCATATATTTAATATCAGTTACGGCCAAGACAAAGTGCCTCGAAAGATACTTCTTAAAAACGGGCACACAATAGAATTTAAGGCATTTAATCAGGGTAGGGAATTGTTTCAGGGTAGAGCAATAGACTCCTGCCATTGTGATGAACAATGCCACCATGATTTTCAGGGCATTTTCAACGAAATCCAAGCACGGCTTATGGCAAAATCCGGCTTTTTATCTTGGAGTATGACGCCCATTATACCCCAGCCATATCTGGAGGAAAGAATCGAAGAGTCACTTGATACCGATGAGATATTCCATGCAGACCTGAATTCCAACCGCATAAGCAAGGGCGGGTATATCCCAGACAAACGAATTGACGATATGATTAACGAATGGCCGGAAGAGGTTCAGGCTACTCGAATTAGAGGATATTTCGCTTCCTTTTACGGCGCTGTGTATAAACGCTTTAACCGTAGTACACATGTTATTAAGCCCTTTAAGATACCGGAGGACTGGACTAAGTATCGCGGCTTTGACTTTGGCTTCACTAACCCATTCGTTTGCCTTTGGTTGGCAAAAGATAAAGACGAGAATTGGTATGTATATCGTGAGTATTATAGAGCGAAGACATGTATAAGCGAGCACATCACTAATGTGAAGCAGCTCAGTAAAAATGAAAACTATAATGTTTCTTGGGCGGACCCGGAAAATGCAGAGAATCGTACAGATATGCGCAAGGCAGGGATTGTTACTAAAGTTGCCCGAAAGGATGTTGCCAAGGGTATAGAAGCAGTCCAAACTAAACTCAAAGTAAAGCAAAATGGCAAACCCAGCCTGTTTATTTTCAGCACCTGCAGAAATACTTGCAGAGAAATAGCTGGTTATCGCTATCCATCAGGAACAAGCTCTAAAAATCCCAAAGATACACCACTGCAGAAAAACGATCATACGGTAGACGCCCTGCGCTATGTCGTCTACTCCGTAGAGCAGCCGAGCAAGAAAGGTTCTGTACATGCGGCCTGATAGCGTTAGAAAATCCGGAAAACCCATGCAAGAGGAAGAAATTGAAAAAGCCTTTTGGGATGATAATTCAGATTATGATAGAGTTACGATTTTGCATGAACAATTTAAGCTTGATAAGGCAAGAGCCAAAAAGAAGCAAACTGAATAATAGTGAGTGAAAGTAATGAGACAACCAATTGTAGGCCATGATCCAGGGCTTATTAAAGCTTTAGAAAAAGCAGGGGTTTTACCAGGCAATTGCAGGCGTGTAATTATTGATATTGCTTTTGATAGCCTTGTTACTATTTATTTTGAAACTGTTGCTGATGAACGCTTATTGGATGTGGATTTGGCCACCCATCTGAAAATAATAAAGACAGATGATACATTATATAAAAACTTAAAACAAGCACAGGAAAAAGAAAATGCCGGATAAGCAAGGCAAAGTATACGTCCAGACATCTAAAGGAGTTTATCCTTACAGCTTTCTTAAAAAAGCAGAGCTAAAACAAGGAAAGTCTAAGCAACTTAAGGAAACCGAAAAGTGGATGACCTCGAATGAGCTTGTATACCCGCCATACTCCCCTGAAGCATTATTGTCTCTATACGAATCCAATTCTATTTATTGGAGATGCGTGAATCAACTGGCAGCAGATGTAACCGGACTTGGCTGGAATTTGCAACTTCGGGAAGGTTCCAAAGAGAGTAAGCCGGAATTTGAGCGCTTGCAAGAATTTCTACAAAATCCAAACCCGGAGATGCCGTTGAGAACCATCCTGAAACAACTTTTAATAGATTGGGGCTCAATAGGATGGTTCGGGATTGAAGTAATACGAAATAATATGGGCCAGCCTGCCGAGCTTTATTATGTTCCTGCCCATACTTTGCGGAGACATTCCAGTGGCGAGAAATACTGTCAGATCAGCGGTAACAAGAAAGCATGGTTTAAGAAATTTGGGATTGAGAAAGATTTTTCTTCTAAAGACGGCAAAGAAGGAAAATTTGATTTCAACACCCGGGCCAATGAGTTAATCTTCTATCGCAACTTTTATCCTAAATCCGATTGGTATGGTGCGCCCAACGGTATTTCTGCTATAGGAGATATCGTAGGTCTTATAGGCTTGCGTGATTATAATCTTGCTTTCTTTGAAAATTATGGCATTCCATCTGCCATTATCATATTAGAGGGAGACTGGGAAGAAGGCTCGGATAAAACTATCACTGAGTTTTTGAATAAAGAAATTCGGGGCACAGAAAATGCTCATCGAACATTAGTAGTTACCCAGCCTGATAATTGCACATTCACTTATAAGCCCTTGTCGGTTGAGACCAAAGAGGCAAGTTTTAGGTTATATGAGCAGATGCGTAGGGACGACATACTTATAGCTTATTCCATGCCCCCCGAAAGAATAGGTATTCGCGTTACGGGTTCACTGGGAGGCAATGTTGCAGAAGAGGCCACCCGAATTTATGTACAAAGCGTAGTCGAGCCTTTGCAAACCGATTTAGAGGATATTATAAACGGCAAGTTGTTGCAGTCTGAAAACTATGAATTTAAGTTCGAGAACATCGATCTTCGAGATTATAACTCCGAAGTAGAAAGAATGCACAAACAAATTGAACATGCGGTTTTAACCCCTAACGAAGCCCGGAATGAGTTAGGCTATAAGCCATACCCCGGCGGTGATAAGTTTTTTATGATGAGCAATCTGATAGAAGTTGGCGAGCCTGAAGAAGAAATTGGTAAGGGACAGAATTAGATACGAAAAAGCCATGCAAATTATGACAGCCAAAGAGAAGATTAGTCGGACACACGCTAAATTGGATTGGTTGCTCAGGCGTAATGAGAAAATACTGCGAGAGGCTATACGTGAATGGTTTAGCCTTACCTTTAAGCAAATCAGAGATGATTTGACTCGTAAGTTTATTAAAGCTACGGCCTCCGAAATAACAGCAGAATTAACCCATTGGGAAACAATAAAAGGGAATGGCGTACGAACCATAAAGCCTGCTGTTTTAACTGTTATAGGGAATGGGGGCCAAAAAGCTTATGAACTATTACGTATATCAGGCACATTTGACGTACTGAATGTTCGAGCGATAAAAATTGCAGAGGGACTTTGTGCTAAACTGGTAAAAGACGTTACCAAAGGGACCAAGGCTGGTATTCGCACTTATATTAGCACAGGCGTCAAAGAAGGCGAATCGATGGATAAAGTTGCTCGTGGATTACGGCCCCTTGTCGGTTTAACACAAGGACAGACCGAAGCTGTTATGAATTATCGCAATTCGCTAAAAGAGCAAGGACTATCCGAAGCCGAGGTAGATAGAAAAGTCACAAAATATGCAGACAAGACCCATCGCAGGCGAGCTGAAACTATTGCTCGAACTGAGACCGCCCGTGCCCAGAACACAGGGTATGTCGAAGGGTTAAAAGAACTTGGTGTTAATAAGGTGGAATTTTCTGCTTACCCGGGGTGCTGTGATATATGTGATTTGATGGACGGCAAAGAATATCCTATAGGCAGAGCGGATGACGTAATTCCCGTCCATCCGAACTGCCGTTGTGCCCTACTGCCCGTGGTGGAGTAAAGCAATGAATGAGCTAAATGGCAAAAAGATATATGAGAAGCTGGATACGATTGAAGATAAGATAAATACCATACTTTTATGGCAGGGTACGCATGAAAAATCACACGAGTTTTTAGAGAGGGATATCGCCGATAATCGTGCCGCAATCTTTAAGAACCCGGGTTTGATTTCAAAGGTAAATACCCTCTTGAATGGTAAATCCACTGTTACAGAGCGAAGGAGATTTTGGCTGGAAATTCTGAAGTACCTAATAATAACAGGGATTGTAGCTGTGGCTACCTGGCTATTATTACTTTACAAAATGAGTTGAAAATGAAAATTACTTGTAAAGAATGTAAGCAAACTTGCTGTGATAATATGACTATCATTTTGAGAGAAGGTCAAAAAGCTCTCAATCCCGTAAAGTTAAAAAGAGGCGATTGGCTATACGTTGCCGGAATTACGTTTGTTAAAAAGGCCAATGGGTTATGGAAGTGTCGTGCATTTGATAGTACAACGCGTTTATGTAAAATATACCCTTATCGACCTCCATTATGCCGCGGCTTTCAGTGTGAATATGCAAAGAAAAAAGCCGTTAAATTACCACAAAATTACATACCAGATACCACTTACAAACTTGTTTTTTGTTATAAAAACAAGAGAAATTGATTATGCGAATAGAAGACATTGATAAGGTAAAACTTTCTAAAGTATCGGATAAGGGGCTGCTCGTATTACGTTTAAGGTTTCTTCAAGTATGGGGTAAGAACTTTGAAGGTAATAATAAAGTCGTCGTCGGTAGCCTTAATCGGGGAGACTTTTTATCAAAATACAGAATGCTACTCAAAGCATATAACGAGCGCAAACTGGAATATAGCACCGAGGACATCGACCGTGCCGCCTTTAAGAAGGCTATGGAAGTGGCCAAGTTTGGCGTTGACGTGGCCGCACTGGGCGACATAGTAGT